TCGTTTCTACACAATTTCCAGAAATTGAGAAACAGATTGGAGTTAAACCATTTAAAGGAACAGCATACCCAAAGATTAATGTGTATGAGTGGGATACCAAAGTTGGTGTCATCGCAGAGATTCCAGGACTATCAAAGAAAGACTTGTCAGTAGAGGTTACTGACGGAGTTCTTACAATTAGTGGAGATAAACATAAGTTGTTTGATGTAGGAGATGCTAAAGTAATTCGTAGAGAATTAAAAGAGTCATCTTTTAAAAGACAATTTGAGTTAGGTGAAGAACTTGACGGAGATAATATCAATGCTAAATTTGAGGACGGTATACTCTCGATTGAGATTCCAAAGGTAGAACCAGAGAAACCAAAAACAAACAAAATAAAAATCTCTTAATTTAAATAAGGTTATATCTATTTATAGTTGAGGGGTTTTTAAATTCAAGTGGGAAACTTGGTGCCCCTTGCTATAAATTATGGATGATTTAATAAAGTTACGACAAAAAAAGATTCGACAAAAACTTCGTTATCTACAATTAGAATTAATGGAAGCGAAGATTATCTACAAGAACTCTTTACAAAAGTTTCACAAAGACTTTTCACAAGACATCAAACCAGATAAAGACAATAAAGAAAAGATTGATGTCAAAGACCCATACGAAGAAATACAAACAGAAGTATCAGATGATACAATGAAAAAAGTATATCGCAAGGTAGCTAATAAAGTTCACCCGGACAAAAAGGGTGGAGATAAGAAAAAGTTCCAGATAGCTGCAAAGGCAAAAAAGAATAATGACTTTGGACAATTATTAGAAATGGCAGATGAGTTAGAAATTGATATAGAGTTATCAAATGAATTGATTGATGAAATGAATAAACAATGTAATGCAGTTGTGAACAACATCAACACAATCAAAACAACAACAGCGTGGACTTGGGCACATTGTCAACCACAAGAACGAGAAGGATTACGACAATACATATTAGCCACCATTACCCCACCAAAAGATTTAACAGAGGAAAAAACGAAAAACTAAAATTGATATCGTAGAGTTTTCATTCCCAAAACTGCTTGGGTTTAATTTTTGCGGAGTTGAGTGAGAGGTTTGGATGAGCGACCAAACGAAAGTTCTGATGAGAGAGTGTTCATCAGTCACGATAATAAGTTCCGAAGGGAACTTTAGTGATTTACTAAAAAGTCATCAGAAGATACCCTAACACAAAGGACAGATAATTGCACTATAAGTTAGGCTGGGTTGTAGACCAAAGATGTAGTGTAATACCAAGCAATACTTGATTTGTTCGGTTGATATAGCAATCGGACAGGTCAGTTTGAAAAAAATGACGGAATAGTGTGCCCGTCTTATACTTATATTAAAGGTGGGAGAAAAAATTATGGAAAACTCAAAATATTTTTATATATGGATTGGATTGTCAGCATTACTTATCGCAGGTAGTGCAGCAGCATTTTCGGTCTATGGATTAGCAAAACTTTTTAGTGGAGCGTTCTTATCAGTAGTGGTAATGGCAGGTTCATTAGAATTAGGTAAATTAGTTACGGCATCATTTTTATATCGTTATTGGAATGTGATTAATTATTTCCAAAAAGTTTATATGACGATAGCAACATTGGTATTGATATTCATTACATCAGCAGGTATCTTTGGATATTTGTCAAACGCGTATCAAGGAGCAACATTAGAATTTGAAAAACAATCTACTGAACTATTAACAATAGAAGAACGAATAGACCAATTAGAAGAAGATAAAGTTTTTCTAAAAGAAGAATTAGAAGTTGCTATATCTGAATTACCAGATAACTACATCACAGCAAAAAGAAAGTTGAGAGAGGATTACAATCCACAGATTTTACAAATCAATAATGAGTTGTTGGAATATAAAAAGACAAGAGCTGATTTAGAAATACAATTAGTATCTACGGGAGTTGATGTTGGACCAGCAATTTATTTGGCAAGAACTTTCGGAACCGACATAGATACCGTAGTTAAGTTCTTTATCTTTATTCTTATCTTTGTGTTTGACCCGTTAGCAGTTATGTTAGTCATAGCATATAATCAAGCACTATTAGAAAGAAAACCAAAAGAAAAAACACAACACGAGAATTGGCAAGACATTTATTCACAACCAACATTGATTGAGGATAATGAACGAATGGATATAATTGGTCAGAACGGAAACGACGGATTACATTATGATGTAGAACCAGACATAGAACCAGATGATAATAATAATCCAAATCCACAACCAACAGCAAGAGGTGGAATAAGAATAAAATGATTTTAACTACACAACAGGAGAATACAATGAGTAAGAAGTATGAGTATAAGTCAAAACTATTTAGAAAAGTTCATCAATTACAAAAACGATTGTATCGGACAGAACAAAATCCAGGACATTCAGAGGATAAAGTGTGGTTTAGAGAAATGAGAATTAAGAAGTTAATTAATAAAATTAAAGAAAAATAAAAAAAATGCTTGACAAACGAAAAAAAATGTTGTATATTAAGGGTATATAAATTATGGATATTAGAGAAATAGTAAAACGATTAGAAACAATAGAAGCTGAAGCTCGTGATAAAAAACAATATGAATTAGAGGATTCGGTTGGTAGACTAATTGAGGATATTATTGAAATTGACTTGGAACAAGAAAAAGAGTTCCAAAAAGAAGTATCCAAATATATAGATGAAAAAATAGAAAAAGAGTTAGTAAGGAGGGCATACGCGTCAGGTTCAATGGCGCAAGCGTAAAAGATATGAGTAAGTTTGAAGATAATGGTGGTTATTACATTGACGGAGTTCCTTATATGGATTGTAAATATACTGGAATACCAGTTAAGAATGTAAGTGAAGATGCCACATATGTTATTAGTGATAAAGCGTTACAATCAAGAATGTATAAAATGTTTCCAGAGGATTTTGCGGAAAAGACGAAGTATAAACCAACAGGTCGTCCTGCTGGTTGGCACTTTATGAACGAGTTTGTTGATAAAGACGGAAATGTTTTTCACAAAGGTAAAGAACAACCTAAACTAAAAGGAACTTTACCACCGACAAAAGTCAAACCAAAAAAGAAAGTCAAAAGAAAAACCAAAGATGAAATCTTGGTTGCTCGTCATAAAGAAAAGTTAGCAGTTGAAAGAAAACTAAAAAAAGATTTAGACAAACAAAAAAAATTCCTAATGGGAGAGGTTGATAAATGATAATGAAAAAAAGATTAGTAATTGGTAAATTACTAAAAGGTGATAAAAGATTAGACGGAGAAACTTTCGTAGAATACAAAGAAAGAATGAAATTAGAAAAGTCTTTATTAAAGGATTATCTATCTGGTGTTTGGGTCACCACAGAAGAATTTAGGAATAATAAGCAAAAAACACTTGACAAATTAAAATAAATAGGTTATATTAAGGTTATGAATTTAGGTTATGCGTGTATCAATATGAAGTTGTCGTATCCAAAAAAATATGGATTGGACCAACATAGAATAACAATGAACAGAAGTATGATTAAACGAACCTTTGATGAAAAGGGTTTGGATTATACATCTGAATTAGTTATGAAAAATGTTGCAGACTTACATAAGATTATACAATGGAACGAAGACAATGGTATCAAGTTCTTTCGTATGTCATCAGAAACATTTCCTTGGGCATCCGAGTATTACAAAGATTGGACACAATTTCCAAACATTAGATTTATTCACGCAATGTTATCTGATTGTGGTAAGTTAGCAACTCAATACGGACACAGACTGACTGCTCACCCAGGACCTTTCAATGTATTGGTATCACCAAACGAAGATGTAGTTCAGAACACAATCACAGATTTGACTATACACGCAGACATTATGGACTTTATGGGTTTATCAAGAACACCATACAACAAACTCAACATACATTGTAATGGTGTGTATGGAGATAAACAATCTGCTATGGATAGGTTTTGTAAAAACTTTGAACGACTACCCGAGTCAGTTCAGACAAGACTTACCGTAGAGAACGACGATAAAGCATCTATGTATTCAGTAAAAGATTTATACGAGGGTATTCACAAACGAATCGGAATACCAATTGTGTTTGACTACCATCATTACAAGTTCAACACCGGAGAACAAACAGAACAAGAAGCATTAGAAATGGCATTATCTACTTGGGGAGATGTAAAACCAGTAGTTCATTATTCAGAAAGTCGTTCCGTAGAACAATTAGATGAGTCAATCAAACCACAAGCACACTCGGACTTAATTAAAGAATTACCAAATACCTACGGACACGATGTAGATATTATGGTAGAAGCAAAACACAAAGAATTAGCAATAGAGAGGTTTATAAAATGAATGGTTGGATAATACATAAAAAACAATTAGGAGAAAATCACGAAGTCCAAAGACTTGTTGAAGAGTTTGAAAAACGAGGAGTTAAGATTCGTGTAGTTAATCCACAAGATGTAGATATATTTGTTGATAGAGATGATAGAAACTCTATATTGGTTGAGGGTAAACCAAGAAGACTTCCAGACTTTGTATTACCGAGAACCGGAAGTGGAACAACTTACTTCATCAAAGCAATCATCAGACATATGGAAAGACTTGGTGTCACGATGATTAACGGAAGTGATGCCATTGACAATGTTAAAGATAAATTATATTCACAACAAATACTTGGACAATCAAATTTACCTTGTCCAAAAACTATGTTGGTAAAGCATCCGATTAATGTAAAAATGATAGAGGATAATTTAAGTTATCCAATGATTGTAAAAACTTTAAGTGGTAGTTATGGTAGTGGAGTGTTTATGGTGGAGAACAGAAAACAATTTGTTCAGATGATGAAAATGGCAGAGATAACTAAACCAAGTTATAATATTATTATACAAGAATGTATAGAAGATTCTTTCGGTAAAGACTTACGAGTATTGGTAGTGAATGGTAAAGTTGCAGGTTGTATGATGAGACAATCAGTTGACGGAGACTTTCGTGCAAACTTAACTCGTGGTGGAGAAGCAATTCCTTATCAAGTTGATGATGACATTGAGTGGATTAGTGGAGAGAGTGCAAGACTTTTAGATTTAGATATAGCAGGAGTTGACTTGTTATTTAACGGAGATAGTTATACTATTTGTGAGGTTAATTCAGCACCAGGTTTTGAAGGTATGGAAAAATATACCAAGGTAAACATCGCAGAAAAAATGGTAGACTATATAATTAAAAAAGTGGGAAGTAAATAGTTATTACTATAAAAGGACGGAAACTATGAAAAGATACTTTATAATATTTTTAACATTTTTTACTTTATTCAATGGATTGGTTTGGGATAAACTATTCAAAGGGTATCGTGAATACTATATGGCAATGATTGATAGTCTTGAAGACGATAGAGTTAGACTACAATTAAAGATTGACGAATTAACAAACGGAGTTCGTTTAGACGGACTTGATGTTGTGGTTACAATGTATCACCCGGTTAGAAATCAAACCGACAGAACACCAAACATATTAGCAGACGGAACAAAGATTACAATACATAAAGCATCAGAATACAAGTATGTTGCGGTTAGTCGTAATTTATTAAAGCGTTGGGGTGGTTGGTTAGACTATGATGACTTTATTGTATTATCCGGAACAGACGGAAAGGACGGAGTGTATCAAGTCAAGGACACAATGAATAAACGATTTGTAAATCGTATTGATATATTGGAAAGTCCAGGAACTAAACCATACAAATTTACAAGTGCTAAAATTAAGAAAGCAAATCTAAACGAGGATATAAAGTTTGTTTCAGAAAAAAATAATTGATTTTAAAAAATCATCGTTATATTTATATATGTAGACGAAATAATTAACAATTGAAAAATACATAGGAGAAGTAAAATGGATTATAAAGATTATAATCATAGGTTATATGGTAGACGAATTCTACATATAATGTCCCCAGTTCGTTGGAGAAGTAAGAAGTTCTTACATCACGCAGATTCAAATTACAAAGTTATGATGAAAACAATTAAGTTTTTACCAATGTGTCATCATACAATATTAGTACCGGAACATAATGAAATACCAGATTTAGGCGATAATGTTACAAAGATACCATTTCCGTATGCTCAATCGGTATTGTCAAATCGTGGACAATTTCACGGAAGAAAATTTACCAATCAAACAGATTGGAGAGCAAAAGATTACGACTTTATTTTTAATCATCAACCAGAGTTATTATACAATGTATTTAATTCAATCTTTACTGGTCGTTATGGTATGTCAGTTGAAGGATTTAATTTTTTCCATTGGGTCGATTGTGAAAAGAGTAGAGTTACATCATCATATCCAGTAGGGTTTTACAGACAATTAGAAGCAATCAATATGTCTTATCGTTCTTATTTTCATAGTCCAGTAAGTTTTGATTATATGAAATCTAATTTTACAGGTAAAACAAAATACACCATTACTGATGTAAATGACGAAGTTATGAAAGATAAAGTAAATTACTTCCCATTAGGAGTAGGAGACTTTCCAGAATCAGAACCATTTGATTTAGGAACAGATAAAAAAATATTACTATTTAATCACAGATGGAATAACTCAACCGGTATAGAAAAACTTATCGAGTACACCAAAGACTTGGATAGAGATGAGTGGTTAGTATGGATTACTGATGAACAAGCAAAGAAACCAATGGCAGGAGCACCAGCACCAAGTTGGATGCATATCCAAAGTTTACCGAGTGGTGGTAATTACAGATACTTAATTGAGAAATCATTTGCAACATTGACACTTGTTGATAATTATATGACTTGGAACTTATCAGTTCAAGACGCAGTTAAGTTAAAGAAACCAAGTTTAGTATTTAAACACGACACGCACAAGTATGTGTTGGGTGATAATTATCCATTATACTTTGAAAACAAATCTGACTTTATTGATTTAATTAATAAAATCCCAGAGGGTAAAGAAGTTAATTGGGAACTTCCACCACACGACCAAACATTTGAAGAAAATCTTGTTGGAGATTTAATTCATTGTTTAGACAATAGTAAGAAAAAGAAAACTTCAAAAACTAAATATGGTGTGGAGTGGTTGTATCATATCCTACAAGGAAATGGTTATAAGAAAAATCTACTTCATAACTCTCACCCAAAACTTTACAAAAGTAATGCGTGGGAAGGTATTAGACAATGGTGTTTAGATAGAGGTGCGAAAGACACACCAACATCTAACGATACTTTGTTATGGATACCAGATGAGAACAAAGAAGCAGTTCAAAAAATCATTGACGATGCGGGTAATGTAGATTACAAGGGAGACCCACTTGGAGAATCCAAGAAAGACCCCAAGTATGAGAAAAATAGTCAAATGAATAAATTCTTTTAGGAGTAAAAATGAAACAATTAACAGAACAACAAATTACAGATAACTGGAAAGAACTTCGTGGAATAATCAACGATACATTTAGTGGAGAAAGATTAGAAAAACTAAACAAAATGTATGACTTCTTTGAAGACAGAATGTGTATGGCACCTGCGAGTGGTAAAGCACATTTCCACAACGCAATGGTTGGTGGTTATGTAGAACACATACTACACGTTGTTAAGTTCTCTCAACAAGTAAGAGATACTTGGGAACAAAATGGTGCCGAGATAAACTTTACAAATGAAGAACTAATCTTTGCAGCACTTCATCACGATTTAGGTAAGATAGGAGATTTGGAAGAAGACTATTATGTACCGGAAGAATCAGATTGGCATCGTAAGAACCAAGGAAGTATATTTACACACAATCCTAAATTACAATATATGGTCGTAACGGATAGAGCATTTTATTTATTACAACACTTTGGAATTAAGATGTCGGAGTGGGAATATATTGGATTGATGTTAACTGACGGAATGTATGAAGAAGCAAACAAAAAGTATTATACAAGTTTTAATCCAGACTTTAGATTAAAATCTAATATCGCATATATCTTACACCAAGCAGATATGATGGCAACACATATCGAGGGAGACCAATGGAGAAGAGGTGATAAGGTAGAAAGTAAAAAGGTTGAACAATCAGTAAACAAAATAAAACAGGCAGTCGATAATGAAGTAAAAGAAAAGTTCAATACCAAATCAACAGACGCAAAAGATATATTTAACGAACTATTTGGAGAACCGAAAAAATGATAGGATATATAATATTAGGAATAATTTCCTTGACTTTAAGCTATATTGTGTTTAACTTAACAAGAAAAGTAGAAAGACTTGAAACTTGGGTTGAGGATTATGCACAACGAATACAAGACACTCAACAAGTATTAAAAGAAATTGATAGTAAAGGAACATTTGAAGCTGATGATGAAATCGGTGTAATCTTTACATCAATAAAAGAAGCAGTAGATGAGATAAACGAAATAACAGAACAGGAGTTATAATGCCACGAAAAGCAAAAAAAGGTTCATCAAGATATTACTTTACTGATGATACAGAAAGAGCAATCATCAGACACAATAACGAAACTCGTCCACATATGAGAGAACGAATTTATAACGAACATATCAAACAACCTTTTGAAAAGTTGGCAGAAAATATGATTCATACATTTAAGTTTTATTACTTTGATGTTCCAAGTGAAGATGTAAAACACGAAGTAGTAAGTTTCTTGTATATGAATATGCATAAGTTTACCGAGGGTAAGGGAAAAGCATTTAGTTATTTCAGTATTGTGGCAAAGAATTATCTTATTCTACACAACAATAATAATTACAAAAAATTAAAACAACATCAAGGAGAAGAAGTATCAGATTACAAAAGAGATGCTTTATCTGAAAATCAAAGACTTGATATATTGGAAGGACAAAAAGAATATATGGATTTATTCATAGATTATTGGTCCAACAATATGACTACGGTTTTCAAAAGAAAACAAGACATTGATGTTGCAAACGCGGTTATATATCTAATGGAACAAAGAAAAAATATTGAGAACTTCAATAAGAAAGCACTCTATATTCTAATTAGAGAAATGACTGGTAGTAATACACAACACATTACCAGAGTTATAAATGTTCTAAAAAAACATCACACTAACTTACAGAAAAATTATCTCGCTACTGGTTCGATAGAAACCAAGTGGACAGGTAGTTGGGATATATTATAATAATAGTCCACTAATAGGAGAGAACATAAAATGCTTAAAGTGAATTTATTTCCAAAAAGCATGATTGACCTTGAGAGTCAACTCAATGAGCTCAAACAAAACGGACGAACAGGAATTCAATTTCCTGCCGATTTTGAAGTTCAAGACGTAGGCCTAAAAGTTATCAATCGTAACGACATTGTATTTAACAACCCATTAGGACAAATTAGGGTTGGAGACGCAATAGAAAAAAGAGGTAAACGATTAGCATACTCATTTAGTAATGGAGTAGATTGGTCGGCACCTTTTCCAGTAGTCTTTGAGAAAGATGGTTCCTACTTCCTTGCCGAAGGTTTCGGTAGAGACGCAGGATTTGATAATCTTAATCAAGATTGTTGGATATATCAGGTAGTAAAAGTAAAACCCAGACACGAAGTAAAAACAAGATTGTGGTTAAATAGGGATTTACCATCTACACCAAATACTAAATTAGATATTGTACACGCAGCTATTGAAGATGTGAAAAAGAAATATCTAAAAGTAGGTAAAATGCATTTTACCAAATATGTTAACGACACAAATCCCCACGTTTCAGATGCTATGAAAAAGGAGATTGTGGCAACACTTTTGAATAAGTTTAAACATAAACTTCCTAAAAAGTACAATCGTTACACATCTTATAAACCAGCAACACTAAAAAGAGATTGGATTGCAAAACATTGGTCAAGTGCCAAAAATTACAATTTTAATCTTACAAATAGTGGTGCTAGGAAAGATGTCGGTAAATTCTTTACCGCAGCACTTCCGTTCGGATATGAGCATATTAAAATCATAAATGCTATGAAAGACTATGCACGAACAGGTAAGATGACATATTTTATTTGTTATGAGATTAATGCTATAACAAGTGAAAAATCATTACGAAACAAAAGAAAGAAGTTTCTTAAAAATGTTGAAGAATTAGTTTCAACATTTGAGAAACTATCTAACAATACTTCTGGAAGTGATTTCAGAAAATCGTTCAAAATTTTAGGTTTTATTCCACAAGACCAAAATGAGAACATCAAAGAGTTAGTTAGTACAACTAATTTTTAATAAAAAAAAGGGGTGATATTCTCACCCCTTTTTAATCCACCTTTATTTGTTAAGTAATCCAAGTATCACGATAAGTGATATAAATCCAGCAAACCCTGCGTTTCCGATAGTGTTTACTAAACTTACTAAATTACCAACAATGTCTATTCCAAGGAATCCACCTACAAATACTAATTGTACGAGAACCCCTAATCCGACTATGTGAAGTAGTAAGTCTTTAATTCCACCTACTGCTTCCATAATCATTTTGATTGTGTCTTTCATTTTAGTTTCCCCCTTTAAATGAACAAAAATCGGCGTCAAAACCGATTTCGTATAATAACTATATAGTAAAATCAAAAAAATTAATCAGTATATAAATATATATCCCTATTTTTCCATAACTCTATATTTATTGTTAGGTAAAATTTATGGCAAACGATTACGAAATATTCAAAGGAAAAACCTTATCTGATGTATTCAAAGACATCTATGATAATTCCAAAACCAACAAAACTCAATTAGAAGTATTGATGAAAGAGGTTGTGGGATTTATCAAAGACGGAGATACAGCTATTCAGATAATTCCTATGTTAAAAGAATACTTGGAAATCAATGTAAAAAATGATGAACAATTAGTTAAACTTGCAACAGTAGTTCAACGAATTATAGCATCAGAAAAAAGAATAACATCAGATAGTGGAGATGAGTTCGGTTTATCTGAATCAGAAAAACAACAACTTATGGACGCAATAGAATCTGATGTTCAAGAGTTACAAATCAAAAAAGACGAAATAGATAATTCATTAAATAAGGAAAACTAATGGCATGGCATAAACCTAAACCAGCAGACTCTGGTGGTGGTGAGAACACTTCTTTTGACGATGAAGTCATTACAAGGAGTAGTTTAAAATCCATATCAAAACAAATAGCCACATCACAAGAGTTTTATGAACTTGAAGTGTTTGAGGTAATGGACATTTACAGACGCGATGGGAATCCAAAAATAACTACATCTGGTCAAGTCCTTGGTAGATACTTACATTCTGAACAAGGAACAGAAGTTAAAAACTTATTTACATTTACACCACTTAACTCAAATATATTACAGCATCCTATCGTAGGTGAATTGTGGTTAGGTGTAAATCTTGAAGGTAAAAGATATTATCTTGCACCAGTCAATGACAATATTGATGAAATAAATTTTGAAGAATTTGATAAAAGTATTCCTAATGAAAAAGAAGCCAATGTAACTATTAAACCAGAAGACTTCACACTTAATTCAAATAAGGTAGATGAGGATTATAAACAGGGTTCATACTTTGAAGATGTCAGTCCTTTAAAACTTACACCGAACGAAGGCGACACTTTAATACACGGGAGATTTGGAAACTCAATTAGACTTGGTGCTAATCAAAGAGAGGAAACTGAAACTGACACAACCGACTCACCAAATATAAAATTAGTCGCAGGTAATTTAGGAACATTAGAAGAATTAGAAGATGATAAAGCATCTATTTATTTAACAACCAATGAATTAGTATTATATCCAGAACCAGCACTAACTAATCTTGGAGATGAATATAGAGACCCACAATTAATTTTAGATTCAGATAGAATTGTGTTGAATGCTAAAAAAGATGAAATTGGTATCTATTCACAAAACAATATTAATATAAATTCCGAAGACGGAGATGTATTGATAAAAGGTAATAATAGTGTAGATGTAGAAGTACAAAATAGTACAATAAATTTAAAAGCAATAAAGGGTGGTTCATTAAAAGAAACCTTTAATCCAGACGGAAATATTATGCTACCGAAAATGATTGTAGAACGAGCTGGAGATTTAAAACCAATGGTAGAGTTTTTAAAATTAGAAATGTTAGCAATACCAAGTTTAATTTTACCACCGGTATTATCAGGTGGAGCACCAAACCTTGCATTTATGGCAGGTATGAAATTAAAGTTTGACCAAATAAAACACATTAAAGAACAAATAGAAAGATTCATTAGTTTAGAGTGGTTACCAGAATTTAATTTTGAGTTTGTAGAATTAGATAAAGTATTAGACGAATTAGGACTTCCAGCAGTTCCTGGATTTGATGCTCTTGGTGGTTTTGAAGGAATACTATCAGACATAGCAGCGGCAAAGGCAAAGGTAGAAGCATTAAAAGCAGCAGCAAGTGCCGCAGTTGATGCTATAAAACCAGTTGGAGATAGAGTAAATAAATACATCAGTACAGACCCAGATGAGATTGATGACGACCCAAAAGACTTTTTAGCATTCCTTGATGAATACGAAAGTAATCCAGACAATCCACCAATAGATACATCAGACATTAGAGATGTTATTTCAAGTGGACTTTTAAATAGTGGGCCTGAATTAGGTAGATATTTTCAAAATGGAGGTTCACCAGAATTACAAAATGTCTTAACTGACGCTTTAAAAGCAGAACAAGATGTTCAACAATTAGACCAAGTAATAAAATTAGCAGAAATAAGTAAAGCAGTAAATTAGGAGTAATAATGAATAAAGATAAATTAAAAAATATAATTGAATTAATTGTTCGTAAAGAAATCAAAAAACAATTAAGTGAGATATTTATTAATGACGAAAAAGAAATTAGTTTATCGGAAACAATTTCTAAACCTAAACCTAAAAAGGTTATCAAGAAACCTAAAAAACAATACACTAAAAATGCAGCATTAAATGAAGTATTGAACAACACTAAACCATTAGGTAGTCAAGAACAAGAAGACTGGCCAACTTTGGGTGGTGGAGTATTAGGTAGTGATAATATGGCAGAAGTATTAGGATACGGAGATTTAGGTAAAGGACAGAATAAAGAAAAAGCAAGAGAAATGGCAGCAGTGGACACAATCAAGAAACAAGGTGTTTCAGTAGACGCAGTTCCTGAAGGTGTTCAAAACGCATTAACTCGTGATTATTCTGGTTTGATGAAAGCAATAAATAAAAAGAAATCAGGTGAAGGTGGATTTAGACCATAATGGCAAGAAGCGTAAGAGAAATAGATAGAAATGACGACAAGTATGTTGGAATAAGATTTCCATTGGATTATAGTCCAGAAGGGTTTTTTTACAAAACAAAAACTATCTCTGAACAATCAAAGGCAAATTTAAGAAATCTTTTGTTGACAACACCAGGAGAACGAGTGTTTCAGCCAACATTTGGTAGTCAATTAAAAAATATTATCTTTGAACAAGGTAGTGATATTCCAAATAGAGTTGAAGAAGCTATTCGTTCATCAGTAGATAATTTCTTACCTTATATTAATATTATTAATGTATTCACTATACAAGATAAAAACAAAGTCAACACACAAATAGAATTTTCAACACCTATAAATCCGGAAACAATTGAAATATTAAACTTTGACTTTAGAATTGGAGAGTAATAATGGCCGACTACGGAACATTTAAGAAAAAATTATCAAAAGAAGTAAATTATCTCGGTAGAGATTTTACTGACATTAGAGAAAATCTAATTGAGTTTGCAAAAACATATTTCCCTAATTCCTACAATGACTTCAATGAAGCATCACCAGGTATGATGTTTGTTGAAATGGCAGCGTATGTTGGAGATACATTAAATTATTATGTTGATAATCAATTTAGAGAAACATTATTACAACACGCAGAAGAAAGAAAAAATGTTTTAGCGATTGCACAATCATACGGATATAAACCAAGATTAGCAACACCAGCAACCGTAGAGTTAACTTTTACAATTGATGTTCCGGCAAAAGCAGTAGGTTCTACATTCCAACCAGATTTAGATTTTGCTGGAAAAATATCTGCTAACTCTACTATGTTAGCAAACAATGGAACAGAATTTACATTATTAGATGATGTTGATTTTAAAGTATCAAGTTCATTAGATACTATGGAAGTAAAAGTATTAGCACCTTCATCAGGTACAGACCCACAAAATTTTAGACTAACTAAAAAAGGTTTAGCAAAATCTGGTGTTAGAGAAGAAGAAACTTTTACATTTGGTAATGCAAAAGAGTTTGATAAAATTGTTTTATCTAATGAAAAGGTTACATCTATCGTGGATGTTGTTGATAGTGAAAATAACAAATACTATGAAGTTCCATTTTTAGCACAAGACACAGTTTTTGAAGATGAAGAAAATACATCACTCAATGACCCAGAGTTATCAGAATTTAAAAACGATACACCTTACTTATTAAAACTTATTAAAACAGCAAGACGATTTACAACAAGAGTTCGTGATGACAATAAAATGGAATTACGATTTGGTTCAGGTGTTAGTGATAATGCGGACGAGGAATTAATTCCAAATCCAGATAATGTTGGTTCAAGATTGGGACTTGGTGTATCAAGATTAGATGAAAGTTTTGACCCAAGTAATTTCTTAAAAACACAAACCTTTGGATTAGCACCAAGTAATACAACACTTACCGTAACTTATAATTATGGTGGAGCAGTTGAACATAATGTTCCAGTAAATAGTATTATATCATTTAGTAGATTAACTTATACAAATTCAACGACAGGTTTAAATAGTGATACTCTTGATGATGTTAAGGCAAGTATTAGAGTAGTTAACGAAGACCCAGCATCAGGTGGAGCATCAACAGAAACAAATACAGAAATTAAATTACAAGCAGCAGCCTACTTTAATTCACAAAATCGTGCCGTAACAAAAGCAGATTATATTACAAGAGTTTACTCTTTACCACAAAAATATGGTAATGTGGCAAAAGCATATATTGTTCAAGACGAACAATTAGAAAAAGAACAATTGGTTATTCAAGATGGAATAGCAAGAAAAATAACACAAGACGAGCAAAATCCATTAGCACTTAATTTGTATTTGTTGGGATATGATGCTAATAAAAATTTAGTTAGACTAAATAAAGCAGTAAAACAAAATGTTAAAACTTATTTATCACAATATAGATTGTTAACAGACGCTATCAACATTAAAGACGGATATAGAATTAACATTGGTGTAAAGTACAACATCATTACTAAACGAGGATATAATAAAAATGATGTCTTGTTTAGAACGATACAAAAAGTAAAAGACTTTTTTAATATAGAAAAATGGCAAATGAATCAACCAATAGTTTTGAGTGATTTAGCATATCAGATTTCTACTTGTGAGGGAGTTGTATCATTAGTTCCACCAGAAGCTAATAATCCTAACAAAGAATTAATTTTAATTGAGAACAAACATTTACAAAGTGATGGATATAGTGGTAATGTATATGATATGTCATCAGCAACAAAAGACGGAATTGTATATCCATCATTAGACCCAAGTATATTTGAATTGAAATTTCCAAATTCAGATATTGAAGCAAGAGTAGTAGGAGATAGATAATGCATTATTTTGAGTTTGGAAAAAGAGATACAACATTATATTCCGGTGGAACAACCGCATCAAGAAACACAGGTATTGATGAAATATTAGAAGTTAATAAAGTTGTAAACAATAATGGTACGGTAGGAAATGTATCAAGAATATTAATTGACTTTGATTTAACTTATATATCACAATCAATTCAATCAGGAAAAATACCATCTACTGCAAAATATTATTTAAATCTATTTGACGCAACATCAGAAGAAGTTGAAGTAGAACAACCAATACATATTTATATGGTTAGTGGTAGTTGGAAACAAGGAACAGGAAAACTTGACCACGACCCCGTAACACAAGACGGAGCAACTTATCAGTATCGTGACCATAAAAGACAAACACCTTGGGTAACTGGTTCAGTATTGACTGACGGGGGTGCTTGGTTTACTTCAAGTTTGAGTGGACAATATGAAGTTTCTACTTCTTATGATTTGACATTTGATAAAAAAGACATTAGAGCAAATGTAACTGACTTGGTAAATAACTTTATATACTCATCTTCTAATTATCCTAACAACGGATTTATTATCAAGAGAGAAGATAGTGGTTCTCACGGAGAACACCCAAGTTCATCTATGTTTGACTTTGACGCAGGACAAGAGGGAGATAGTTCTACATTAGGAAATCTAAAATATTTCTCTCGTGAAACTCACACAATCTATCCACCTAAATTAGAAGTAGTTTGGGACGATAGTTCTTGGTCAACAGGAAGTTTATCACCTTTATCTACATCAGATTTAGAAAATTTAAAAGTATATTTTAAAAATTTAAGAGAGGAATATCAAGAAAAGTCTATTGTTAAGTTTAGACTTGTTGGTAGAGAACTTTATCCATCAGCAAGTTTCGACACAACACCAAGTGAACTTACAGTTAAATATCTACCAAGTGCATCGGTTTACTATCAAATAAAAGATGCCGACACCGAAGAAGTTATTGTTCCATTTGGTACAGGTTCAAAAGTTAGTTGTGATTCAACAGGTAATTTTTTCAGAGTTCAAATGGACGGATTTCAATCAGAAAGAAATTATCGTTTTAGTATTAAAGTAGTTAGTGGTAGTGATACGACTGATGAACAAATAAATTATTATGATGATGGATATGAATTTAGAGTAGTGAGGTAAACAATGCCATACTTACCGGAAGACGCAGCAAAGAAATCAAATCTCTATAACAATCTTATAAATGGAGACAGATTAGAGTACGAACGAGAAATTGAAGACTTAATTAAAAAACAACAAATTTCAGGTTCAGCAGATTCTAATATGCCGTTAAGAGATGATAATGGTATTTTAGTATCATTTGAATCAGAAGAGGCTGGTGTCGCACTTGAAGAATCATTTCAAGATGTCAGATTAGAAAATTCACAATTCTTTTTTGAAGGAACATTAGACCAAGAGTTTAAATATTATTTTCAACCAGAAGATGTTGAAGATGATGAGGAAGAAGAGGATACTGGTGGTGCGACAGATGAAGAAGTAGAATTCCAAATGACAAAACGAGATAACTTAATTCAAGTTATGAACGAATACTTTAACGAAGAATACACACCAGATATATCAACCGACTTACTTCATAATAAATTATACGAGTTTTTTAAAATAGAAGGTCCTAAAGGTGGGTCAAATGCAGAGGGTTGGAAAGAGTTTAGACAAGCAAATATTAATGTTAAAAAGTTTAGAAGAAAAGGTAAAAAGAAATATCCAGGTTCGGGTGGTAAACCTTATGCGAATTACAGAGATTTAAAAAGAGATATAGAGGGATTTCATTATGATGATGTAATAAGATTTCAATTGTATTACACAAATGAAGGACAAAGGATATGGTTAAAATTAGGATTTCCATATCAGCGTAATGAATAACAAATAATAAAATGGCAAGAGAATACGGATTTACACAAGAAGAAAGAAATCAATACTTTGACCCAGAAAAAGTTTATAGTAGTTGGGGTAGAGATTTCAATTCAGACTTTTTAGTATTGTATGTTTATGATACTTCCGGTAATCTTTTAATAAGTAAGATTATGGGACTAAACGAAGTACAACTGGAAAGTGATGGAGATTATGTTGACTTAAATGTTGGACAACACTTACGAGATTTAGGATTTCGTGAGGGAGAGTATGATGTTCATTATAAATTTTTAAGACGATTAGCGGGTAGAGAAAGAACTGTATTTGTTGATAAAAAAGGTAAGGTCTTTGATAAAAATGTAAAAAGATTAGTCATAGACGGAGAAGTAAAATATTTCAAAGATGTCGGAGATGAAACTGACAAAGGGGAAAGAGAAGAAGTATTCATTAAAGAAATGAAATACAAACTTGTAGAAACTTCACCGGATAGAAGTGAGTTTATTTTAGAATTAGACGAAAAAATAAACAATGCCGAATATAGAAATGAGTTTGTTGAAATGGGACAAATGATTGAGTATGAACCAATTGACAAAGACAATAAAGGAACAATCAAGTTTGATTCCAAAGACCCGCATGTATTAGAATTTGATATTGACCCACAAGATAGAGGTTTTACACAAAATATGGTGGGTGGACAAATTGTTATACCGAGTATGTATAAAATTACAGGTGAAGAGGATACAGACAATAGTGATGTACAAACAGATGTTACACTTACTTTACAAGAAAGATTAGAGTCAGGAGACGCAACAGACTTTCTTGATTTATCAACAGAAGAATTAATCGATATAATGTTAAACGACCCAGATGAAAATGAAAGAGAATTAGCTGACGGGGCATTACAAGAACGAGCAAACGAACAAAGATAATGGCAAGAAAAAGAGGATTCATAGGAACAAACAGGAGAACCGATACCGAGTCTAATCAAGGTAAGGGTAAACAAACCAGTTCTCAACAACAAGTTGTTAGACAACAGCAACAAGTTGAGGTAGGTGGTGGTAGAGCAGCTACACGACCACCAGCACCAGTAAGACCTGCTAATGTACCTACACCAACACCACCACAAGTTGATGTTACAAGACCTTCAACACCAGCACCGGCACCAACATTACCGGTTGTTGAGACCACAACTGCTGCACCAGTAGAAACGGCAGTAGAAGAAGTCATAACACCAACCCCAGTTGCTGAAAGTTTTCCGAGTCCACAAGATATACCAGCACCGGACCCATCTCCTGCACCACCGGAAGACTTTCCACCACCACCACCGCCACCACCGGTGGAAGTGGCACCGAAACCACCGGCACCAATTAAACCACCAAGTTCTATTGCTAAACCACAGACGGTACAAAGTGTTCCGATTGTATCAGTAAGTCCACCACCACCACCGGTGTTGATTATTCCACCACCACCAGTTGATGGAGACCCAAAAGATACATCACAACCTAATAATGCTGCGTTAAACATCAAGACAAAATTTAAACCAAAACAACCTATTAGTCCAGTAAGAGTTGTAAACGAACAGATTGATACTACTAACAACACTACAAAAGTTAGTGAACCAAAACCAGTTCAATCATTAATTGAATTACCAAAACCAAAACCAAGTTTACCAACAGCACCAATAAGAACTATTCAGTCAATAGGTGGTCAAAAAGTATTACCACCACGAGGACTTGGTGAACCGATAGTTAGAGACAATCCACCAGCACTACCAATAAGACCTACGGAAGTTAAAGCACCAGAAGAATTTAAACTACCATTATTTAAAGGTAATAAAGGAAAACCAAAGAAACTTATTTCTAAACCAAAACCTATCCCACAAAACATCGTAACGGGTCCAACTTTTAAAGGTTCACCTACCATTGTAAGACCAGACGGAGTAACAGAAGTTTTAGGACCAGGTGGAGTTGTTTTAGAAGAGATTGGTAGAGATGGAAAAATTACCGTTGACCCAATCAAAGACGCAGGATTTGACCCAAAAAATCCACCAGAAAGTATTAAGAAACTTCGTGATGAATTTAGACAACACGTTATATCTTTTGCAGATGAGAACGGAGAACCCTTTTATGTATCGGAAGAAACCAAACAAGAATTAGTAAATGATGGATTAGGTAATGTAGGTGGAGCATTAACCGCAAAGGAACAAGCAGAAAAACTTGAAAAATTAGCACCAGACGGAGATGTATCTAATCTTTCCGCAGGATTTGCAATTTTACAAAATGATTTAATAAAAAAAGGAATTATAAAACAACCAGAACCAGAAGTAAATGTTAAAAAAGGAAAGAAAGCAAAAGAAAAGGTTGTTAATGTAAAACAAGTTCAGGCAAATTTAAAACCAAGAGACTACTTGGCAACTATCGAAGAAGTAATTGATTCAAATCGTATTAGAGTTTCGTTATCTTACAATGACGGAGTTAATCTTTACCAACATAAAGGAGAAGACGATGTATCAAAACGATTTAAAGGATTCAAAGTTAATTACTTAAAAAACAATATACAAAGATATAAAACTTATGTTAAAGTTGGTTCTCAATATTATCTTGTTGTAAATAGTGTATTGGGTGTTGATGGAAAACAAAGAATTTTAAAAGTTAAACAATCATTGGTTGATGATGTTCAATTAAATGAAGGATTTACATTTGTTGAAAAAAGATTACCAGACTACCAAGATAGAATTAGATTAGTTCCATTTGAAGATGAAGATAGAGAAGGAATATTTTTAAGACTACCAAACTTTAATTCCGTAGACAATCCTATTAATTTCCAAGGGACAAACTATCAAACTCATACAGGTATGTTGAGTGATAACGACCAAGACTCGCAAGATATAGAAAGACTTTTAATATCAGGTAGTTTATTAAATGTTCAACCAAATATTGATTATCAAAAAACAACAACCAATTTAAATTTAGAAGCAGACGATACTGGATTTGGAAACTTTATTCACTTTTCTAATGCGGAATCAAGACTTCGTAATTTTAGAGACAAGTTAGAATTAATTGAAGGATATAATACAGAAAGTTCTTCATTGGTAAATATAACAAGTTCATTGTCAACTATACAAGAAATAGAAAGAAAAAGACAACGAGTTAAAAATTCTTTTGACCCGTTTGAACATTATATGTATTTTGAAAGTTCATCTTATGTTAGTTCATCTGACGGACAATTCCACGATACAAGTTGGCCAAAAACTAACTCATCAAAACCATATACATTAGAAGCAGTTGGAAGTGCAACAGCAGTTAGTTGGTTTAACAATATGATAGAAAGTGCTTCTGCGTATGACCAAAGAAATATGAACTCATTGAGAAATTCTTTACCAGAACATATTTACGCCGACACGACGAATAATGTATTTTTAGAATTTATGGATATGGTTGGACAATACTTTGATGAAGTGTGGACATATACTAAATCCGTTACAGACTTAAATGTTAGAGTAAACAAATTATCTGAAGGTATATCCAAAGATGTTGCAATACATTACGCAAGAGCACTTGGATTAGACATATATAATGGTAATGATTTATTAACTCTACCAAATTATTTATTAGGTAAAAATCAAGACGGAACTGATTTATATGAATCACCACAAGAAGAAGTTACGGAAAAGATTTGGAAAAGAATATTAGCAAATCTACCTTTCTTCTTAAAAACAAAAGGAACAGAAAGAGCATTAAAAGGATTACTAAATTGTTATGGTATTCCAAGTACAATGTTAAGAGTTCGTGAGTATGGTGGGCCAGATAAAGGAACAAGAGTAAGTTATGAAATCAAAAGAAAGTTTACAAGAGCAACAGATTTTAAAGCTGCACAATACATTAAATCCAATTGGAAAGCAGGTTCAGACGGATTAATACCAGATACTATTGAGTTTAGATTTAGAACACCTTATAGTGTTGGTTCATCAGGTTCAATGGTATTATTACAAAAAGACGATGACTTCGCCATATCTTTACAAGACAATGGAACAACAGATGAATATGGACATTTACGATTTACCATTAGTGGTTCAGACGGAAGTGTAAACTTCATTACATCATCATTACAAAAATTCTACAATGATGAGTTCTGGTCAGTTATGTTAACAAGAAAGTCAGCAAGTAATGGTTTAGAATTTGATGATGATAGTATTTATGCGAGTTCTTCATTTGAATTAACAACAAAATATTATGAGTCTTCAAGACAAAAGATTTTATATCAAGATAGTCAAAGTATGGAAGTAACAGCTTCAGTTGTGAACGCTGCCTTTACTTCAAGTGGACACGTTTATCTTGGTGGTAGTGGTAGTTCGTTTGGAAATCAATTGAGTGGTTCATTAATGGAATATCGTTTATGGTCAGAACCATTAAGTCAAAGTGTATTTAGTAATCACGTTCGAGTTCCAAAAGCATACAATGGTAATCATTATTCATCATCTTATGACGAGTTATTAGTTCGTTATCAATTAGATGAAAATAAAAACTTATCATCATCAGCAACAGCATCAAACACTGCACACGATTTAAGTTATGAAAATCATAGTGTTGATGTAGATGGATTTACTGGAAACTTTTCACGAACATTAGTAGACCAAGAAAAAATTAGAATACCAAGTTTAGGCCCTACTCGTAGAAATGCAACCAAGATTAGAATAGAAGAAATAGAGGTTGATAAAACTAAACCATTAATGGTAGATAGAAGAAAAGAAGAACAAAAATCAAGTAATAATTTTGCAGCAAAAGATGAACATCAACTTGGTATTTATTTCTCACCAGTTGATGTAGTTAATGAAGACATAATGTATAGTATTGCTGATTTTAATTTTGACGATTATATCGGTGACCCACGAGACCAATTCAAACCTTTCTATCCAAGTTTAAGTGATTTAAGAAAAGAATATTTTAAACGATATGATATGACAAATAACTTCTTTGACTATTTAAGAATTTTAAACTTTTATGATAATAGTATTTATGACACATTAAGACACTTTGTTCCAGCAAGAGCAAAGTCAACTCTCGGTGTGTTGATAGAACCTAACATTTTAGAAAGAAATAAACAGATTATTGGAAAACCACTTGAATTTGATAATCAGTATTTTGAAAACGCAAATGATTTTGATGAAGGTATAAAGGTTACAAGAATTGTTTCTGGTTCTGATGATAATTATTTTGTACCAAGTGGAGAATATACTACATATAATGGATTAATTAATTTAGGAACATTTGATACCGCATCATCATTAGGATTTTTAAATCAACGCTCATTAGTTAAATTAGATGAGATTGATAAACGAAGTGAGTTTGGAACTTTATACGCAACCGCAAGTATCGTTTCAGGTTCACATAATAATATATTTACAGAAGTATTACAACCTAATATTACAGGTTCAAGATTATCAGAAACAAGTCAGGTTGAAAGATTTTTCTATTCAAGTTCGTTAAGTGCGTCAATAGGACCAAGTGTAGCATATAGTTCATCATTTGATAAATCAGATGTAGAAAGTATGGCTATTACTACGAACTTATTTAGAGCATTTATAAAAGGTACTTTACTTACAAGAGATAACACAATTGACGGAGAAGAACCAGTTATCATTAATGAAGTAGCACCTACGGTATTGAAGACACAGGATTCTGAACAAAGTAAGTTGAGAACAGAATAAACTAATGGAAAATTTAACTTTCTTATATTTATTAATGAAAAAGAATAGTTATATCATTTCCACAGGAGTAAAATAAAATGGGATTTTTAGATAACACAAGTATAACAGTAGATGCTATCTTGACAAAAAAAGGTCGTGAACTTTTGGCAAGAGGGCAAAACGAATTTAAAATTACAAAATTTGCATTAGCAGATGACGAGGTTGATTACAATCTTTACGATACATCACACCCAAACGGGTCAAACTTCTATGCGGCAGTAATTGAAAATATGCCACTATTAGAAGCGTTCGTAGATGAAAATCAATTAATGAGATATAAATTAACAACACTTCCAAAGGAAACAAACAAACTTCCTATTTTGGAACTACCAGCATCATCATTGACTTTCAATGGAGCAGGTATTAGTCAAACCGTAACACCAAATACAAGAAACGGATTAGACAATTCTTATACATTTACATTATTTAATGCAGATGTAGCAAATATGACACTATCCGGTAGAGGTGTTCCAGTAAGACGAGGTGGTAATAGAGGAGCAATCAACAGACTGATTAAAGAAGATAACTTTGGTGCAACAACACCAGTATTCTTAAACGAAGCAGAAAGAAAACGCTCTATCACCGTAGTTGGTAAAAGTGTTAGAGTTATTTCAAGGTCGTTAACTACTTTAACAAATACTAATCTATCAGTAACGGGTAATCAGACTGGTGCACAATTCACCATAGCACTTACCGTTAAAGCTGACCCAAGTAAATTATAAGGAGTAAGTAATGTCATTTCAAAGATTTAATCCAGAAAACGATATTGTTGAAAATCAACGAACAACCATATCAAGTGGTTTGTGGACAGGTGGAAGTGCAACTCTTACTTCATTCTTTACTCAATCTACAAACGGAAATATAACAGGTTCATTTTTAGAACTATATAATGAAGACCCAAATCAATCAAGTTCAGCAGAAGTACAATTCGCAGTTGGATATGCAAATATTCACGGAAGTGGTTCAGCAGGAAACACAACTAAATTAACAACTGGTGGTAGACAAACAGCAGCACTTTATAGACAATTTAGAAATGTTATCTTGGCACCAAATACAGACGAATTTACTTTTACAAGTGCGCCATCATCAAGTGATGACTTCTACTTTATCTCGTTCCAAAGAGCAAGACAAAGAGAAAAGATTGACCCAGGTAATTGGGAACTTACTTTATCAGGACAAATGTCAGGAAAAGCAAGTAAAATTCACTTAATTGATGATAGTGGTGCTACAACAAATCCTACCGTTGAAGAAGGTGGTAGAGTGTTTAATGTTGTAAGTGGTAGTATTGCAGACGGAGTAAACACAACTGCAGCAAATCAGCCTGGTGGTGGTTTAGGATTATTCTATCCGGATTTAGGTATTATATTATTAGACGCATCACAAATGGAAGCAAGTGGTGGACTAACAGCAAACGCAAGAGACGCCGATATGTTTATCAGTCGTTCAGCAGCGTTTTATGATAGTATAGACTCTGGTTCGTCTTTCCAAGCAAGAAGAGAAGAAGAAATTAGTTCAACAAATTATTTTGTTCGTGTTAATAACAAGAACTTTAATTTTAGTTCTAATCCAACTTTCTCAACTGGTTCAGACGGAAGTTTAACACAAGGAACTTTCTTTAAAGACCCTAAAACTTTTATTACACAAGTTGGTCTTTACAATGATGAGAACGAACTATTAGCTATTGCAAAATTAAGTAAACCTATTTTAAAATCATATTCAAGGGAAGCTATAATTAAAGTGAAACTTGATTTTTAGGACAATCTAATGTTCAAAAATCTTGATTTAGACAATGACGCTACAATAAAAGCATTTCAGTCTTTTAAAAACTTTACATTTACAAATAATGATAGTGGTAGTGGTGTATTCGCAATCAAGGCTCGTAGTGGTTCACGATTTAATTATGTGAGTTCATCAGACGAAATTGTAACGATTACGAGTGCATCCACATCTACTAATTTTTTTGGTTATCCAACATACACAATGTTACATAATCTTTATTATTCGGACCACGGAAAATCTTATGTAAATGAAGAAAGACAAAATCGTGAATTACATAATTCAGCATCAGTCATAAGTGTTGCGAGAGAATTGTATGGTGAGAAAATAAAACCATTAAGTATAGAATTATCTGCTACGGTAGGTGGACAAACTTTTGAAATACGAGATGACGGAGAGGGTAATTTATATGATAATAACTTTTCTTCAAGTTTTGTAACTCACAAATCAAACAACTTTACAAGTGGTAGTTCAACTACTGCGGCAACTCGTGGTAGTGGTTCAGAAGTAGGGAACATATTTTACGAACAAGGACTATTAGTATTCACAGATACAGGTTCTTATAAAGATGTAGGATTTGGAACATCATACACATTAAAATATAAAGCAACACAAACTCATTATCAATACGAGTATCAAGTAAGAGTTAAACCACACGAGTTTAATTCCACAACAAATATCAGTATTACACCAGGTCGTAGTGGTAGTATCACAATGGCAGAGGGAGTTGTCAGTATGTCTAATTACTTTGGACCAAGTGACCAACCAACAGGACAAGGGACAGGTAGTTATGCTACATTTTACAACGCAGCAACTGAATCTATTGGTATTGTAACCGAATCTACTTTCCGACCATTTGTTACAGACATTGGTTTATATAGTGAAAATAATGAACTATTAGTTCACGGAAAACTCGCAAAACCTATCAAATTATCTGACGATATTGAAACTTCATTTATCGTTAGGTTCGATGTATAATATTCTTTCATCTTATATTTATTATTGACTAAAACTCAACGGAGAAAACAATGTTTCAGTTTATGAAAAAAATGGTTATGTCAGCAGTTATGTTTGGACTTGTCTTTGCACAATCCCCAATCATAAGAGTAAAACAATTAGGTAATTGGGATACCCCACAAATGTGGTGGAAAGATTCCGTTACACAAGATTTAGATGACTTTTTAGCACAAGACACCGACAATCAAGCATTTGATAATAATAACTTTGATAGTTGGAGAGATAAAGTCTTGGAAATGGAAGTTACATTAGACGATGTGGGAGAAGATATTACCACATTAAGATTTGATATTGCCTTTGATAATGACTTAATCACTTGGGTAGAATCAGGTGAAACATCAATCAACGCTTGGAGTCAAGGAGATTCCAAAGTTGTTAAAGGTAGTCATATATCAGGTTGGACTGAAGGTGATGAATCATCAGGAGCAGACTACTCGTTTGAAGTAGTTCATTATGCAAATGTTGGTTATCAAGACTCGTTAGCAGTCGGTTCATCTACGACATTAGTAGAAGAATCAATATCCGATACAAGATATGATTGGTTAAGAGTTACTATGGTATCACACGGAGTTGATGCCGATAATGACGGAACACCAGACAAAACATTTGGTGGTGGTAATGGAGTAGAAAAACAAGTAATAAAGTTTTTCTTTAAAATAAATGATGTTGTTGATGA